GTCTTTTTGAGAGTTCTATGCCGGTGACTTGATGCTGGTAAACCAGCGCAGCATATACGCAGACAGAGGCAAAAATAATACTTTGCGTCGGAAAGCATAATGCTGAACCCATGGGAGCAAACTTAGTCAGAGAGTGAATCTTCCCGTTGGGAAGATAGCACTTATCGGACCTGCTAGCTCGCATCGCGATCTGCCAAGTACGGGGAAAGATTCCCTTAACGAGGCTGAGGGTTACACAGTCGGACGCAGCTGATAGATCGATAGTATCGATCTCACCGGTATAGCTACCGTATTCAGCAAGGTCCGAGTTGTAGCTCTGATCACGGAACCGTATCCACCTTGAGTAAGGTGATTGGTTCAGGGTTGTCTCTATACGGTCCCAGATTCCTTGCTGTATGAATTGGAGAACACTAGGTTCCATACATATGGACCTAGCAGTCTTCAGATCTTTAGGCACGAATCTGAGGCGGGCCGTACGAGAGCTAGTCATCTCTTTCTTTCCCCATGCAGACAAATTTGGGATTGCCCGCGCCGGAGTCAGACCATGGTCCTCACCATATCCATAGTGGCCTAACGAACCACCGAAAATATGGCGATCAATGACGGCATCGTATCTAAAGGCTTCAACCTTTTCAATACGTGTAAGAACCTTCCTTTCACTTACGGCTTTTGGCCCGAATTTCGGGAAAAACCCGTCAAGGGAAAGAGGAGGTAATAGGAGATTCATAATGCGGCTAAGCATTAGAAGATCTCCATCGTCATAAGACCATGTAGATAGCTTCTTCTCGAGATCCATCCAACTGCGAAAGGCAGTTGTCTCGAAACTAGCATCTGTATACGGTAGTTTCTTACCAAAGGTAAGAAACGTATACAAATACTGGAATAGAGAAGGATCTTCAGATTTAAAGTATTGATGATACTCCTTGAAAACGGGAGTCTCTTTAAAGTCATCAATAAATTCGTCATTGAAAGACGAAGTCCCATACAGATAAGCCTGTGA